TTCAAGCCGTCGGCGAGTGCGCGGGCGAGCCGTGGCGCGTTCTCGAGAACGCTGTTCAACTCCTCGCCGCGGAGGGTGCCGGACTGAATGCCCTGCAGAAACTGCCGTAGGCCGCCGGCAGCCTCGGCAGCAGTGGCGCCCGACACCTGAAACGCTTTCGTGATGGTCTCGGTTGCGCGCGCCGCCTGTTGTTGGGAGATACCGAGTTCTACCGCGTTACGCTGGAACGTCGCGTAGAGCTGCGCGGTTTCCTCGAGCCCGCTGCGTGAAGCCATCGCGATCCGGCGCACATCCTCCTGCGCCTGTGCGAAATTGCCAGTCTCCCGCGTGGCGAGACGAAGCTGCGCCTCGATCTGCTTGGATGCGTCGACCAGGCGAAGAAATTCCCGTGCAGTGGCGACTGTCGCGATGCCCGCAAGAGCGGCGCCGACGCGGCCCGCTCCAGCGCTGACCCGTCGCTCGAACTGCTGCATCCGGGCCTCTTGCGCTCCCGTGGAGCGCTCGAACGACTGTTGTGCGCGCCGAAGATCGGCCTGATATTTGCCGATCCGCGCCTCGAACTCGACGATCACTTCATCAGCTGTCGCCATCAGTGCAGCACTCTCACACCGCGCGCTTCAAGGTCGCGCATGCGCCCCTCGGCCGCTTCGATCTCTTCATCAGTAAGGGGTGGGGGAGGGGCCTGCCGGTCGTCGGAGTGGGCGCGATCCCATCCATCGATGAGCATCCCGTATTCCCAGAGGGTCAGGTTGCGCGCGGCCTCATGGCCGACGCCCATCACCGAGCAGTTCGTGAAGAACTCTCCGAGGTCGATTCGACCGCTTCCTTCGGCTTTTTTTTTGAGCCGTCGCCCTCCTCCGCCACAAAACCGACTATGAACGTGTGCAGGATGGCTTTCGCCAGGTTCCAGTTTTCCGTGAACGGGCGAGCCTCGTCGCCGGTGACGTAGCGATTGAGGAGGGCTTCGACGACGTGGGGCTTGCACTCGACCGTCTGACCATCGACCATGCCTCCGCTGCCGCCGAGCAACCCCTGACGGATGATCTCTGACACGTCGACGAGGTGCGCCTGCCCGATCATGACGCGCTCGTAGATCGCCTGGATGCCGGCGCCGCCCTTGCGTTCGATTTCGGCGCAGGCCGCCCAGGGCAGGCGAAAGTCGTAGGTGCCATCCGCCCAGTCGAGGGTCAGGTTGGTCTGCATGTCAGACCGCGTCCGCCCAGGTGAGTAGCCCGGTGCCGGTTACCGTGATGCTCAGCTGCTTCCATCGGCCCTTCTCCGCGCCTTCTTCCCAAGAGGAAATGAAGCCGGGCCCCTGCCAGTAGCCGTCCTCGATCGCATCGCCAGCGGGCTCGCCCGAGGCGAAACGCCAATTCTGCGATTTGCCGAGCAGTTCGCGGAGCGCCGCGCCCTGTGATCGATTGTAGAGGCCCGAGCCAGTCATGGACCAGTCCTGCGCCCCGACTTCGCGGAGCGTCTGCGCGACCGCTTCCGGGTCGGCGCAGTCGAAGTCCTCTTCCTCGAACGCGCTGGCATAGGTGACAGACAGACTGAAGTTTTTGAGGCCACAGAGCTGCGTGAAAACCTCGGGATCGGCACCGTCGCCGAACAGAATATCGCAGTAATTGCCTTTGATCCGGCCGGTGGTGTAAGCCATCGTCAGGTGTCCCGCTGGTGATTGGTCTGGCGGACTTTGGCGGGGCCGGGCGGGACGCTCTACGGACGGAACCGCGTGAGCATCGCGTGGGGGACATATGTCGAAATGGATCTGGATTGTGATCGCCCTCGTGTTGGCGGTCGTGTTCGCAGCCTTGTTCTCGCTGCAGAGCGGGGTGGATGCAGACGAAGATCGTATTCTCGCTGCCGCGGATGCAAACGCCGTTCAATTTTCGACCGATGGCGAGGTTGGCCCGGCGAATGGTTCCACTATCACGCTTGCAGAATTTGAAGCCCTACAGACGGGTATGTCGCACGAGCAGGTTGCCGAGATCACAGGCTCGACAGGGCAGCTGATCTCGGAATCTGAACTCGGCGGGGTGAATACGCAGATGTATCAGCTCGAAGGAGAGGGCGACCTCGGGGCAAACGCGAGCGTCATGTTCCAGAACGGAGAGCTTGTTCAAAAGGCCCAGTTCGGGCTGCGGTAGAGTCCCCGTCGTTTGGGCGGCAATGCCGTCCTTTTGTTCTTGCAAAATAGGCGGCAGTGCCGTATATACCGCCTATGCAAACGGTAGTCGAAACCCCCGGATATCTCCGCGCTGCCAAGTCGGCGAACATGACCGACGAAGAGCGTGAGGCAGTGGTGGCGCTGATTGCCGAGAACCCGGAAGCGGGCGAAATTATGCCGGGCTGCGGCGGCGCGCGTAAACTGCGTTTCGCCAAGCCCGGTAGGGGCAAGTCGGGCGGTTATCGCGTGATCACCTATTACGCGGGCACCGATTATCCGACCTTTTTGCTGACTGTGTTCGGCAAAGGGGAGAAGGCCAACCTTACGAAGGCAGAGCGGAACGCTCTGGCAGAATTTACGAAGAGCCTCACCGGCTCGATTGCATAGGAGACAGGCGATCATGGCCAAGGAAGCATTCGACAAGATCATGGGCGGCCTGCATGAAGTGCAGGCCTATATGGATGGCGAGCGCAAGGGCTTTGCCGTTCACGAGCCGCTCGACATCAAGGCTATTCGCGCACGCGCGGAGATGAGCCAGGCTAAGTTCGCGCGCACATATCGCCTCCCGCTCGGGACTTTGAAGGATTGGGAGCAAGGCCGACGTCAGCCCGATGCCCCGGCTCGTGCGCTGCTGACGATTATCGAGAGAAATCCCGGCGCTGCCGCTGAGGCTTTGGCCGAGGCGTGATCAGGCTTGCCCCTCAAGCCTCCGCCAGCGCCTTCACGGTGAAAAATACGACCCCGTGCCAAACATCAGGCTCTTCCGGGTCCGGTAGAACCTGCGTCCGCTCGACATAGGCATCCTCGATCCCGTCGATCACCTCCGCCGCTGCGTCGACCAGGCTGCCCATCCAGGCTTCGGGATCGAGGATGGTCCCGGAGACGCCTGCGAAGAAGTGGTACGCGCCGGACACATCACCCCCCCGCCAACACGAATACCGATCGGGCTCGGTGGTTGCGCTCCCGTAGCGCCCGAAGGGCTTGGCCGGCGCGTTCGGTGTCTTGGCGGGATAGATGCGCTCAGATGGAACTAGCGCAGTGACCGCAGGGTCAGCTTTCAACGCCGCCAGGATCGTCTGCCGCGCATGAACGGTCGGACTGATCGTCATTGTCCGGCGCGATCAGGCTCGGGAAGGACATGACCTCGCCCAGCGCGATCATCAGGTTCCAATTCGTCTCGGGGTGCGTCGTCTCGACCCGCCGCATGATCGCGGTCAGCCAAGCTGTCAGGCGGGATACGCTCAGGCCCATCGGATGCCCGCTTAGCCGGTTTCTTCGCCTCTGTCGCCTTGCCAGCCGCCTTGGCCGCTTCGAGCACCTCGCGCTTGACGCAGTAGAGGCCTTTGCCGTCCACGCCGCGATCGGGCCGGTAGAGCGATACGGCGCGCGAAGGCCAGCGGTGATCGTAGCGTTCTGAGAAGCGAGCCCATGCCATGCGGGGATGAAGCCGCGTTCGCTACGTGAATGCTACAGACGCGCTAGATCGTACCGCCCTTGGTGATGCGTTTCGCCGCGGCCTTCGCGAGTGCCTCGGCCTCCCTGCGCACAGTCTTCGCAGCGGGGCCGGCGAATGGACGTTCCGCCATATTGATCGTGCCCAACTCCAGCGGGACCGCGTGGGGCGCATCGAAGACGGACTTCGCCTTGAAGGGCCCCGCCTTCTCGACGTGCCCGGAACGGCGCAGGTCGCCCGTGTCCTCGTTCGGGGGTTCACCCGGCGCGCTGGGCACGTGGTTCGCACCGGATACCGCGCCCTGGGTGATCAGGTGCGACGCCTCGGCGACGTGCATATCGGCCAGCGTGTAGACGAGCTTCGATGCCTCGCGCTCGGCGCGCGGCCCCATCGCCTTGAGCCTGCGCAGATGCTTGTCGGCGCCCCGGAACTTGGTCGGCATCAGACCGCCCTCGCGCGACAGATCCAGTGCGACGCCGCGGCGTCCAGCTCGGCCGAGAGGAGCCGCCAACGCTGTCCGCGCACCGTGATCTCGGAATCACTGTCGATCGTGCCGATACACTGCGCGAGCACGATGATCCGTGCGTCGCCCTCGGCGTATCCATCCGCCCGCCGCATTGCGTCTGTCGCGGCGTCCACCTGCGCCTTGCAGGCCGTGTCGCCGTCTTCATACCCGATGACGTTGCCGCCCGCGTCGTAGATCGGCTCCCCGGTGCCGGCGTGAAGGGTCGCGTCGAGGTATAGGCCTCCGAACGCCGCGCCGAAGACCGCGGCGATGCCTTCGTCAAGCAGTCCCATGCGGCCACCTGTTGCGATCGAGCGGCACGGTGCCCGAGCGCGCCACGCCGGGCCCGCCAACGCAGCCGCTCGTCAGTTCGAAGAATCGCGCCCCGTAGCTGGTCGAGCTCCACTTGCCGGGCGAGCCACCGGTGCCTTCCCCACGCTGCAGCTCGAGCGATCCCGACTTGATGCGCTTGAAGCCGCTCATGCCCTGCGCGGCCATCTCGCTTTCCGCGCCGGTGCCGATGCCCTGTTCGGTCAGATAGTGCGCCGTGGCGAGCATCGTCGCGAGATCCATGCTGTCGCCGAGGCAGGATTGCAGGGGCTCGGTCACGCGCACCGCGGCAGCGCTCCAGAAGTCGTATTGCGCATCGGTGACGGCGGAGAAGGCCGGAAAGACCTCGATGAAGTCGGCTCGGGTGGGCGCGGTGTAAGCCAGCGTGGCCTCCTATGAAAAAGGGCGGGCGCTCAGGCCCGCCCCCTATGCGTGACGATCGGGAGGTTGACCGTCAGGACTTCTTGTCGTCGGCCTTGGCGTCATCCGCGTCGGCTTCCTTGGCGGCTTTGCTGCCGGGCGCCGCGAACCAGTCCTTCACCGGCTCCTCACCCTTCGCGAGTTCCACGTCCACTTCCTGCCCGGCTTCGACCATCACGAGACCCTTGGTGGTGTGGAGCCCACGCGGGCCGTTCGAGATGTTCTTGAGCTTCGGCATGTCGCGTCTCCTCAGAAGCTGTCGCGGTAAACGAGGGCCTTGGGCAGTCGAACCTCGACGCCGCCCACGTTCATGATCCCGGCGACCTCGTAGACCATGCTGGCCTTCTGGAAGGGCGGCAGGAACTGGTGCGGGCCGGGCAGGTGGAATTTCAGCACCTGCGGGTTGTTCGCGTAGGCGATCATGCGGGTGCTGTTGCCGGTGCCCGCCGTTTCGAGCGCGCGGCTCTTGAGGATCGTCAGGCCCTCGCCGGCCACGTTGTTGGCGAGCAGGAACGACAGGATCGTCGCGTTGGTGTCGCCGACCCGCTGCGTCGCGATGAAGTTGTAGCGCGAGGTCGGGAGCACCAGCGTATCGGCGACCATCGTTTCGCCGGTGCCGGTCTCGACTGCGGTCAGCGCTTCATTGATGTCGGCGAGGATCTCGTCTGCGGTCTTCTCCGACCACAACCGCGACGTGCCGCCGGCGTTGTTGGCGACCTGGGCACTGGGCGCCGAGCCGTTGTTCACGAACCCGGTCCAGCCCTTCTCGCTCTCGCCGCGCGGCGTCTGTCCCGTCATCGCGATGCCGTAGATGAAGCGGTCGGCGGACAGCTTGGCGGCCTGCGCCTTGTCGCTCGTCAGGGACCGGCCGAGCTTGGCGGCGCGCTGGAGTTCCTGCGTGTTCCACTCGTAGCCGATACCGGCCAGGTGGAAGTTGTGCGTGCTCTGCGCCATCTTCGTGCTGGCGTAGGGAACGTCGAAAGCGCCGGCGGCGAGGAATTCGGCCTGGCCGACCTGGTCCATCGAATACACGAGCGTGCCGACGTCCCACATGTCGCCCGAGCTATCGACCGACATGAACCGGCTGATGTCGAAGCTCGGATACTTCGTCATGTAGACTTCGGTTTCGATGCGGTAGAGCTGCGGTGTCAGGAAGGCGTAGCCGACCTGCGCATCGCTCATGAAGGCATCGACCTTGTCGGCGAAGCTCGCGGCATGGCGGGCGTTGTCCGCGGCCCAGAGGCCGATGACGTGCTTCTTCACGTCGGCGTCTGCGGCAAGGAACGCCACGGGATCGGTGATCCGGCCCGAAGCGCTGTCGTAGAAGTTGGTGGTGATCGCGTTCATGGTTTCCCCCTTCAGCGCTTCACGATGCGGCAGAGGCCGTCCGTGACAGTTTCGTCGGCAATCCAGCCGGTTGCGATGTGGGTCGCGTCGGCCGCGGTGGCCCCGATCCCGTCGGCGGCGTCGGCGCCCGTCCCGACGGTCAGGGCAGCGCCATCGGCCACCGCACCGGTCACCTCGACGTAGATCGCGCCGCTGGTCATGACCGGCACATTGTCGTGCTGCGCGTATTCGTCCGGGTCGGCACCGACGACGACGGCCTGCGCCGAAGTCGCGATCGAGAAGCCGAGGAACGTCGCAAGCGTGCCCACCGTGGCAGTGCAGCCGTGGTCGCCAGCCCCGCGATAGACCGGCACGCCGAAGCCGATACCGGCAGCGTCCTCGCAGGTCCGGGTGATGCGGTTGGAAGTCTCGCCATTGGCGACCATACCCGCGTAGCCCTTGGCGAGGTTCTCGCCGTAGTTGGTCTGGAGTTCAGCCATTGCTCAGTCCCTTCAGTTGTACTGCGCGGTGCGAGCGAGGTCGCGAACGCTGGCGCCGTCGGCGAAAGCGGCGGGGTTGGTGAGGCCGCTCGGAACCGTCGCGCCGGCCTTCGCGTCCGCCGTCAGCGTCGCGAACGAGGCGGCGATCTGCGCATCGTTCCAGTCCTTGGCGGCGTCGCCGATCTTGGCCGAGACAGCGGCCTTCATGATGGCCGGCTCGTCCATGTCGTCCGAGACGGTGACGCCGAGCGCCTTGGCCTTGTCGCAGACCTCGGCGTAGGCCTTGGCGGCGTCGCGCAGCTGCTGCGGCGTCAGCTTGGCATCGGCGACCTGCTTCTCGAGCGTGGTCACTTTGGCGTCGAGCGTCGCCTTGTCGGTGGTCAGGGTGGCGACGTCGGCGAGGGCCTTGTCCTTCGCTTCGGTGGCTTCGGTCACCTTCTGGTCGAGCTTCGTGAGAGCCGCCTCGACCGCTGCGGCGTCGGTGAGATTGACGGACATACCGTCGAGGTTGGTGATCTTCACGCGAGTCTCCTGTGATGAAGGGGTGGCGGGGCTGCGTTCATCGACCACGCGAAGCTCCGGCCCGCCCCGAGCGGCCCGAACAAGTGCGATGTGGTTGATCCGGATATTGGTCTGGTAGGCGTCGCACACCGTTCCGTCCGGGTGCTTGCCGTCTGCCGGCACCTGCAAATCGGTAGCGTAGCCCATGCTGAGCTGCTTGTGCGTCGTGGTCGCGGCTTTCACAGCGGCGGAATCGCGCACGATGATGGGCACGCGAACGCGCTGGCCATCGCGCGCAATGTCGCCGTTGATCTCGCCGACGCCGAGCGTGCGCCAGTTGTCGGCGGTTACGGCTTCCGAGGGGTGATCGATGGTGACCGGTGCTGCCGCGAACGTGGCGAGGCTGTCGGTCTTGAACACCTCGCTTTCGGGACGATAGACCTTGACGACCGCCTTATCCCGGAGGCCGTGCTTGTTCTCGGGGTCGACCTCGCGGCCCAGGTAGTCCTGCAGGCCCGTTCTGGCCGCAAATACCTCAGCGACGAGCGAGCCGTCCGCGCAGATGCGGGCTTCTCGGTCTAGCGTGAGAGTATCGGTGAGCTGAACCATGCGGCGGGGAATGCCGCACGCATGGGCGCGTCTCTACGGACGGTTAGCTATCCGCCAGCGTCAACCCGTCCCGTGTCAGGCGCCATGCAATGCCGTCGCCAAGGATCATGGCTTCCTTGACCCAGCCCTTGAACGACATGGCGGTGAAAAGCGCGTGGTCCATGGTCCCCATCTTCGTCGTTCTTCCGCCGCGCGCGGAGCGCAGGGTGTCCACTTCCTGATCCGACGCAACGATGGTGAGCGGCTCCAGTGGAGTGAGTTCCATCACCCTTCCTCCAGCGCGGCGTCGATCATGGCTTGCCAAGCCATGATAGGGGCGGGGTTGTCGATGACGCCGGCATTGTCGGGGTCGCCCTTGCTGTTGCCATAGCCCGCTCGCTCCATCCCCTCACTCGGCTCGCGGATCGCCTGCAGGACGGCGCGGACGATGTCTCGGAAGTGCTGCTCGTCCACGATGCCGCCTTCGGTCATGAAGCCGCCGCTCGGGTGGGCATAGGCGCCGGCTTCCTCGCGGACCGCCCGCGCGGCGCGTTCGAGCGGGGTCATGCTGCTTTCTCCCATGCCGGCCGCATACCATGGTTCGGGTGAAACCCGTAGCGAACGTTCGCGGCACGGCGGGCTGCAACAGCATCATCGAACGAGACGAAGCGGCCCAGGTGGCGCGTCTTGCCATCGACCCGGATCATTGCGCGCCAGCGGCCCGTTTGCTTGCACCAACAAACCCCAGTGAAACCGCTCGTATTGTTGCTCGAAAGCCCCTCGTTCAGATGGTTCTCACGGTTGGTGGCGGCCTTGAGGTTCAGGATGCGGTTGTTGGAGCGGTTCCCGTCGTCATGGTCGATCTGATGCGAAGGCCATTCACCGTAGTGGATTGCCCAAGCGACGCGATGCGCTCGCTGCATTACGCCGAGAATGGTTCCGACGCGGTACCCGCCTTCGTTCTTCGCCGTGAATGCCTCCCGACCAGCGTACTTCCGGTTCCAACAATCAGCTGCCCATTGAGCAGTGCGGACCCCACCATGACAGCGGCTATCGCGATACATGCTTGCCGGGCGGGGCTTCCAGTAGAGCTTCCCCGTCTCCGGTTCATACCGGAGTAGTTTGCGACACAGTTCGGGCGTGATATCGGCTCGGTCAGCCATGCGATGCTCCAATCATCGTTATGGTCAGGGCCGGGCAGCGTTGGCGCGCTGTTCCGGCCCGCCTGTTCTACTCCAGTTCCTCTTGGATGGAAAGCCACGCTTGAGCGCGACAGCCGCAATAAGGCTGCATGCCGGGCCGATCATCGCTAGGGATCGTCTCCCCGCCACCACGCCGCTTACCCGTCTTGAGGTCGTAGATCTTCCCGTTGCGGGCGAGATGATTTTCGCGCGGATGCCTTTTTGCCGAATGCCTCCATTTGAACCACTCGACGCCGGCCTCCGCCATGCGCTCGGCGTCCAGCGCGCCGCTGAGCTTCGTGTTCTGGTCGGCGGCAACCCTGATCGCGCGGGATCGCGCCATGCCGACCGCCTCGCGCAATTCTCGCGCCAGCTCGCGCGTCGGCGTCCGGTTCTGATAGGCCCGGAACACGGCATCCGAGATGCGACCCTTCGCCTGGTCGCTGATGTCGGTGACCAGCGCGACGTTGCGCGCGATCCACGCCTCCAGCGTTTCTCGCACCGGTTGCGCCGTCAGCACGGTCGAGAGGTCGACCTTCGTGCCGGCCTTCACGCCCGCGATCCACTTCGCCCGGTGCCATTGCTCGATGCGGACGGCCAGACGCTCGATCCCGACGCCGAACGCGACGATCAGGCGGGACACTTCCTCGGCGGTGCGGTCGATGGCCGCTTGCTGGTCGGCGGGCGCATCCAAGGTTAGGGCGTCCACCGTGGGGAGGGTATATCCCGCCATGATCGCTTCGATCCCTTCGGCCCACGCGCGAACGATCGGGAGGTAGAGCGCCGCCAGTTCCTTCGCATGTGCCTGCGTCGGCTCGATCGGCCGGAGTGTCACATCGCGGCGGATGCCTTCACGGCGCGCAAGGGCGGGGAGGTCGAAGGCGGCCATCAGGCTTCCTCAATCTTCGCCTTCCACCCCTCATCGACCTCGCTGAACAACTCCGGCCCGAACACCAGCGGCCCGGTATACGGCTCGATCTGCGACACATCGACGCCCTCGGCCTGCCAGGTCAGCGTCACGTGCGGCCGATAATCCGGCCAATCCCACGACGCTCCAGCCTCGCGAATCCGGTTGTGCCGCCACTCGAGCTGGTCGTCGACGAACATCAGCGCGAGCGCATCGCCGTCGCCCAGGCGTTCGACATCGCGCGGGCCGCCCGGACGGACGCGCACATGACCGTTCTCGTCGCCGCTCCAGTCCGTGCCGACGGCGAACCAGTCGACCGGCGCGCGGCTGTAAGCGATCGTGACGTGCATGTCGTCGGCGGCGAGGGTGGTTTCGATGCCCTGCGACTTCGCCCAGCGGATCAGCTCGTCCGCGTTCAGCAGCTTGCGCTGGACGTAGAGCGTCTTCGGAGCCGCGTCCTCGAGGAACCGGGCATCGTTCGCGGCACGGCGAGCGGACGCGTTGGGCCCGCCCCCGGCAGATACCTGCTGATCACCTCCTTTCGCTCGGCGCTCCTCCTCCGTCAGGAAATCGCCCTCGTCGCCTTCGCCCGCCTCCAGGTCCGGCAGCTCGTCGAGAGCGTCTTTCAGCCCGGGGAATGTGCCTTTTTCGATGAGCTTCGACTGCACACCCTTTTCAAGTGCCTGCGACGGCACGAGACCGCTGTCCGAATAGATGCGAGCGGTCTCGGCATCGGTCTTGTCGATCTTGGAGCGCGTCTCCTCGTCGGGGACGTCGAGCGGCGAGAACTTCCAGTAGAGATCGGGAGCCAGGCCGAGCGAAGGCAGCAAGATGGCGTCGAGCTTCGCCAGCTGCGGCCGCAGCTCCATGCCCTGCCGCGTGGCGATCATGCTGCGGTAGTTCTTCTCGTCGTGCTCGCCGGTCGCGTTCTGCCCATCGGGCGCTTTGCCGAGCAGCCTGGTCGCCGGGATGTCGGCTGCGCCTGCCACGATGGCGAGGTAGGTCCGCACCATCTCTGGCATCCCGGCCCAGGTGATCTGGCGCTGATCCCACTCGTCTTCCTTGTCGAGGAAGATGCCGCGGTAGTTCGATTTGCCGAGCGCAGTCGCCTCGAACCGCTTGCGCATCGCCTCTTCGCCGCCCGGCTGCAGCAGGCGATCGGTCATGCCAGCGATGCGGTAGATGTCGAGCTTCGCCTCTTCGACCAGGTCCGCATAGCCTTCCGAGACGCGCTGGGCGTCCTTCACGGCGCGGTCGACCCGATCGATGACCGAATCCCCCCACCAATCGTCGGCCGACTGGCTGCCCAGGATGTCGGGCACCCGCTCGCCGCGGAAGACCAGGAGCCGGGAAGGATGGATCTGATCGGAGCCGTGCTGGCCACTGAGCGTGAAGTACTCCGGCTCGTCGAAGGTGGAGCTACGCGGGTCGTAGTCGATCGGCCCGGGCGTCAGCCGGCGCCGCGACAGGGCTTTCACATAGACGAGCTTTTCGCCGGCGCGGACGGGCTCGGCGAGGCTCGCCGCATTCGTGCCGAGCAGCACCGCGCCGCCGCCCAGCCGGCCAAACTCCAGCGCCTCGAACACGGCGCGCGGCAGGCGCAGTCGTGCCTCCTCCGCTTCAATGCGCTTCGTGTCGGCCTCGTCGGCCTCCCACTCGCGCCACTCGCGGACCATGTCCATGGGCGGGAGGCCTACGATCTTGGAGATCAGCCAGGACGACCGATAGGCCGCGAGCAGCTGGTCGGGCGGCAGTTGCCGGAAGAACCATGCCGTGTAGCGGCTGCGGTCGATCGACGTGCCCCGGCCGGAGAGCGCATTGATCAGACCATCGCGCATCGGAATGACGTTGGACGGCAGGACAATCTGTCCGTCGAACACGAAGCCGGGTTTGGGGCGGACGTTGACGATGCGGCCGGACATGGCGGTCTTGTGCGGCGGCGGGGCGGGGAGGTGCTACGGACGGCGGCTACAGCGCATCGAGCGAAGATCGCTGCGCCGCAACCGGCCAGAACGCCATCACCAGCGCATCAGCCTTGTTCGGCGAGCGCGTGCCCTCAGGCGTCTTGTTCACGATCATCTTGAGCGCGCCCGTCCGCCCGCGCGTCGCCTGGCTCAACTCCTTCCGCAGCGTCGCAAGCCCCGGCATGTTCGACGGCAGGCTGATCATCGTGTCGGGATCGTGCTGTTCGCCCTCGGTGACCGCCTTGTGCGTGCGCTCGAACCGGCCGCGCAGTTCCCACCACGCCTGAGCCTTCAGGTTGGCGAAGAAGTCGCGGTTCAGCGGGCTCTCCTTGTCGCCGGGAATGAAGTGCTGATCCGGATTGAGCGGGGCTGCACTCGCGCTCCACGGCGCGAAAGAGATGCCGTTCGGCAGCTTGTCCTCGCCAGCAAGTCGATTGGCCTCCGACTTCACCCCGGCGCCAACTCCGATGCAGTCGTACTGGAGCTCGACCGTGCGCCCCCGCAAGTCATCGATCGCCTTGCGCGTTGCCTCGCCTACATCGCCCGAGCCCCAATCCTCCACGCTGTGCACGACCGAGCCTTTCGCGATGGCGAGCGCGTGCTTGTCCGCTCCCTCGTCGGCCACGTCGAGCGCGGCCCGCCAGCCGCCGCTATCCTCGAAGCCGAGACGGATATGCGCGTCGATCGCCGAGGACACCCAAGCCGAGGGGATAATCACGCCAGCAACGGCTGCCGAGTAATCGCGGTCGACCTCCTGCGCGAACACATGGAGCAACCCGTCGCTCTCAGCCTTTGCTCGCCGCTGGTCATACCAGTCCTGATCTTTCGCCGGATGGTCGCGCCAGTCCATGACGAACACATTGGCGCGATCCCGAACGAGGGAATTGCCCGGCGACCATTCCTCGCCTGCCTCGCGTCGCCGGTGGAACACGTTGCCGAGACCGTTCACGCTCGAGATGTCGATCTGGCAATTCGTGTTATCGGCAAGCGCAGCTTCGATCTTCTCCGGCCGCTCGTAGTGGGCGCTCTCGTCCTTGAAGTAGATCAGCTTGCGGCCGCCGCGACCGATGTTGTCGCCTGCCTCACCGGTGATCGTCGCGCCCGTCTCGGGATTGACGATCTTCATGAACGGCATGTGCGTCTGCGCGTCGAATCCGGCCGGAAGCATGAAGGCGGGCAGGTTGCGGATGATGATCCGCATCTTCTCGAAGATGGAATCGGGGTCGCCGATCTTGTCGACGAGCTGCTCCTTGCGGCTGCCCCATCCTACCGCGGCACCTGGCCAGTATAGCCAGAGCCAGACCGAGAACGCGCAGCAGAGCCAAGTCGCGCCCATGTCGCGGGCTTTCTCGGCAAGCCCGTTCTGCTGTTCGGTGATGCAGGCGAGCAGGAACTCGGCAAGCTCCTCCTGTCGGCGGAAGAGCACGAACGGCATCGTGGTTGGGATATCGGGATCACCGGCCTTGCGCGGGTCGTAGGTGACGGCCCAGTGGTTGATCCACGCGACGGGATCGCTGCGATAGCGTTCGGGCAGGCCGAGGCGCAGGTCTGGGCGTTCGCGAAGCTTGCGCACGCGGTTTTGGCGGGCAATCAGGTGCTCGACGTAGTTGGGGGGCCACGTCTCGGCTTTGCTTCGTTCGGGGGCGATCGTGGTGGTCATGCATCCAAATTGTTGATGATGACGAAGCCGTTTTGGCGAGAGGGCTCATCACCGGCGATTAGCCACTCGTGACGTTGCTGGCCGCGATGTAGCGCGAGATCGAGACCGAGGGCGTGAGCGAGCATGACGCGGGACTTGTTTTGCTCGATGAGCTCAACATCAGCCTCAGTGACACCGCGAGGATTGCTCAGCTCGATATATCGCTTACGCTTCGGCTCTGGCGCACGCGGTATGACCGTCGGTGATTTCCGGCGCCGCCGCCATATCCACCCGATCACCCCAATTCCTCCCGATACCGCTCGGCCGCTTCCTTCGCGGACATGCCCTGCCGGATCAGTTCCGCCGCCTGATCGGTCACACCGTGGTCAAGTTGCACCTTCTCGCCGTACTTCTTCGGAGCCAGCTTGCCGGCCATCCACTTGCGGGCGTCGACGCGCAGCTTGGATCGCTGGATATGCTCGTGGTTCACGACCTCATCGACCGAGCCGTCCTCGCGGCGACGCTCCATCCAGTCGTTGGAGCCGTCGTCTGCGATGTCGAGAATTTCGTCGAAGATCGCATCTGCCTGGGCCTCGCGCGCGCGCGCGTATTGCTCGCGGAATTTGGCGTATCGATCATCCCCCAGCCATCGGAACACAGTCGACTGCGCTGGCATCTTCTCGTCGAGGCAGATCGACCGCAGGCTCTCCCCTTCTGCGAGCCGATTGCAGATCCTCGCCGCAAGGGCGTTCGAGAACTTGGCGGATCGCTTAGCCATGCGTCACCACCTGCCCCGTCCGTACGCTCTCGCGATACCGACGCCTCTCCTCCTTGAGCGCCGCCAGGCCGCCGCATTCCGCGATCCACTGCTGCATTACGTCGGTCCGAGGCCCGTAGTAGCGCTCGATCCCGCGCCATCCATCCTTGATGAACCGCTCCCGGAAGCGCTCAGGCATGGGGGGGTGCCTCTTGGCTTCGATCGTCATGGCTCGATCTCCTCACCGTGGCTCTCGGCGATCATCTCAGCGGCTTCGAGCCGGATGCACATCGGCAGGCGGTTCCAGTGGCGGAGGAAAGACGAAAGCAGGTCGTCATGCGTGGGCTCAAGGCGTGAGAGGCTGCGCTGCTGGCCCAGGGCCTCGTAGCGCAGATCACGAGCGGGCGTGCGATCCCGGGTCGCCTTGGCGAGCAATTTGCGAGCCTCACCGTGCGGCAGGCGGGAGAGCGCGGCATAGTGGTCGAACGACAGCGCCGTACTGCGATCCTCGACCGGGAAATTCTCCGCGACCTTGGCGATGGATTCGAGGCGCTTTGGGTCCTCCAGGATCGCTGGCAGCGCGAGCTCCATCTGCCGGGCGAACTCGGGATCAGCCTTCGCCCGACTTCGGCCGTACGCGAACCAGTCCGCGGCCTGCCACTTCGTCTCCCGGTCGCGCTGGATCAAGTCGCGGCCGATCGACAACCAGCGCTCGAACGGTAGGTCATCGGGAAGGGTGAGAGCCGGGGCGTGGTCCTGCTCAATCGTGGCTACGGCGTTCATGGCGTTGCTTCCTCGGGGCGAAGTTGGCGGTAGGCGTCCAGGAGACTGCCGAAGGTGCCGCAATTTTCCGTGACGAACCGGCCTTCGGGATCGCGCAAGATGTACTCTTGGCGAAATGCGAATTGCTCACCGGCGACGATCGGACGAGTCCAGCCATCTGTGGTGCAGTGGAAGGCAATGACGACGTCAGGCTGGCGTGCGTGGAAGTCTTCGAAATCCGCAGGGCCATCCTCATCCGAGACGTAATATACGAGCCAGCCATCTTGCGCCGGAACGATTGTGGGGTGGGGGAGGTGATCATCTGCATGCATGTCGAATTTCCTTCGGACTACTGACTACGCTCGCGCGCGCGTTTCCTTCTGGGGGCTTTTTTCTCTCCATATTCTTCTTTTGTAACTTTAAGAGTAGTCTAGTAGTCAGGGGGGTGGGAACTGCGGATTTCTGCGGGTTTTGGCTGACTACAGGGGTGACTACCGAGCCGCTCCATGAAGGCGAGGGCGTAGTCATCCGTTCATCATGCTGCCCAATAATATGAACAGCCTGACTACAGCAGACGCAGCTATCCTGTGGGCTGTAGTCACCCCTGTAGTCAGGCCAGTAGTCAGGTGGTCGCATCATCCGGACTCCCTCACGTAGACGCGGATCGGGTCGCGTTTTCCCGTCACCGGGTTGCGCACTTTTCGCGGTCGGCTGACATATCCGAGACGCCGCAGGCACGAGGCCACGCGGTCGCGAGCACGTTCGTCCATGCGCTCGCTGGGAACGCCTATCAGCTGAAGTGCTGAGGCAAGCGTCAGAGATGCGATAGGGCCGTCCTGCTCGGCCTCCACCCGCTCAATCTTCTCGGCGAGTACTTCATCCCAGACGTCATACTTTTCCCGGCTGTCCACCGTATCCTTTGCCAGCGTCTGCTCGGACTCCTCGAGCCACCAACGCTCACCGTCGCGGAAGGCCTTGTACGCTTCGGCCCACAGCTGGTCGCGGCGATCGCGGATGAGGTCGATGTCTGCCCTGACCACCTCGACCGGCCAGTACCGGCGATTGCCGGTGCCATCGGTCAGATAGCCCGTTTCGCCCGGGTTGATCGTCCCGAAAAAGATGCACTGCCGAGGATGCTCCGTTGCCATCTTGGCGTAAGGCAGGACCACCTTGTCGTTGCGCATCGAAAGCATGCCCTTGACGGTGTTCTGGTCCCGCTTCGCGATCGCGATGAACTCCGCGAGCTCGACGACCCAGGCGCCCATCATCGCCATGACCATCTTGTTGTGCTGGTCGAAGAGGTTTACCGATTCCGCTGTCCAGTCCTCGCCGAACAGCGTCGCGATCGCGGTCGATTTCTTGACGCCTTGCGGTCCCTCGAGGACCAGAACCGTGTCGACCTTACACCCAGGCTTGAACGCGCGCGCAACTGCCGCGATCAGGGTCTTGCGTCCGACCAGGCGATTGAACTCGACGTTCGGGGCGCCCAGGCACTGCTGGAGCCAGTGATCGAGCCGCGGTGTGCCGTCCCATTTCAGGCTGCGCAGGTAATCGCGCACCGGGTGGAATGCGTTGTCCTTCGCATGCCTGATGACGGCGGGGAGAATGTCCGCGACGGGGGGCTCGAAGTGGTGGCTCTCGAGGATCAGCCTGATGTCGATAAGGTCGCTGTCCTCGATCGGTCGGCCGTTCCACTCCGCGCGCTGCGCCAGCTCGTTCCAGCGGATCGTGGCGCCGAAGTCGCGCAGGTTCTGCAGGTAGAGCATCAAGTTGGTGACGCTCTTCTTCGCGCCACCCTTTCCGTTGGTCTGGAGTTTGCCCTTCCAGGCTTCGAGCGAGATCACATCGGCCATCATGCTGCTTCTCTGATCGGCGAGGGCGCGTTGACGGCGCGGGGAACGCGCGCAGCTTTCAGCAGCACCTTGTTGAGTTTGCCGGCATCGAGGCCGACCACATTGAGCGTTTCGGGCAAAGAGGCTGGACTCCAGCGGATCTTCTCGAGCGCGCCCACAGCGAGGCAGCCGGGCACCTCGTCACGTTCGGGCGCTGTGTGGGCCCACTTTCCGGTGCGCGAGTCGAGCCAGCGCTGGAAGAATACCGCGCGCCGCCGCGCCCAGGCGACGAAGAACGCGTGCGTGTCGCCGAAGAGCGCGGGTTCGTTGGTGAAGGTCCCGACGATCTGAGGAGCGGGATCGCCGAGGACCTCGGTCGTTCGACCCACCGGGTCCCAAGCGATCACGCTCTCGATCCCGAGCCAGTCGAAGTCCGGATCGTCGAGCATGCGCGGAGCCGGCCACGCTGCGGCGATGACATGGCGATCCTCGAGCCGGAGAAGGCGGAACGGCGCGAGTGCGTAGACGGCCCCGGCCTCTCGCCGATCGATGCGCAGCGCGCGCCCGATCGCCGGATGCCACCCCGGCGCCTCCCACCATGCCTTGGCAGGGCTTTCCTTACCGAGCGCGTGTAGCCAGGCGGAGACGCTGTTGATCTCCTCGAGCTTTGCGGGCTGATAGGCTTCGGCGACGATAGGCGCGAGGGCTTCAAGCATCGAGCAGCCCTTCCATCCGCAGGCGGTTGGCGACGTCCTCGACGCTCCATGCGGCGAACGCGATGCCCCCGGCGCGCTCCTGCGCCTCGCAGAACTTCACCTGCGCGGGCTTGAGCCGGTCGCGGCCGGTCTTCGCGTCGATCCAAATCGCGCGGCCCTTGAAGGTGGCGGCGATGTCGAGCGCCCCCTTGGTGCCGAACTTCGCGGGACGGCCGTCGCGAGTGTAGAGCAGGCCGGGTGTGTCGACGGGGACCGACACGGCGCCGATCTCCGAGAGGTAGAGGCGGATGCGGTTGACGAGGTCGGTGTGGCGCTGGCTCATGCCGCGGCGACCTCCGGATAGTCGCCGGGGCGCTCCAGGCGCTTTCGGCAGGGCGGAATCCAGCGGACCCGTGAATCGTGCTCCCGATGGAGCCAGACGAGCCAGGCGTAGGCCGTTGCACTTGCTGCTTCGGGATCTACGCGACCCTTAACCATCGGTACGCGCTCCACGAACTGCAGCACGTAGGAGGGGGGGCGCTCCGAGAACAAGCGTTCGTGGCGTCCGATTCCTTCAAGGAAAGCGCTGCGAAGGATAGCCGCGCAACCGAAGCGCGACGTTGAAAGTGCCCGCTCGATGAATTGCTCCGCCAGACGAAATGGCGGGTTCATGCAGGTGAAGTCGACCTCGGCGATCGGGGCGGGAAACAGGAAGTCCTCGACCTCGAATCCGACGCCGTAATCATGCACGTCGCTGGCGACGACGCAGCGGAAATACTCGCTCAGCGGCCGCACCATGTAGCCGCGGTTTGCGCAGGGCTCGCGGACAGTGAAGTCGCCCAAGGGGAGAGAAGGAGGGCCATGCCGCAGAAACTCACACAGCGCCCGCGTCGCCCAAGGCGGAGTCGGGAAGTCGTCGAGGCTGTCGTGCGGCTCGCTGCGCTGCTGCATCACGGCTGACGAGCGGTTCTGGCTCATACGCGCCTCCCGAAATGGCAAGAGGCACAGCGCCAAGGGCCATGCCGACCCTCGCGCGAGAGGCAGGGATGGGGCGCACCGCAGTCGATGCAGCGCCCGGGTTTCCAGTTGGGGGCGGCGGGGCGGCTCATGCCGCCGCCCTCCGCTGCCGCGCCACCCAACGATGATGCGCCCACCCGGGCTTATAGCCGCGCTGCCGGGCCAAGTTCTGCCAATCCTCCAGCGTCTCGCAGTCGCGCTCCTCGAGCCGGCGGGCGCGCTTCATCATCTCCTCGGCGCGCTTCACCTCGGCGAGCGTACCGTCGACCTGCTCGATCTCGCGCGGGGCCGCTACGGGTGCATGACCGCACTGCGGGCATTTCGCGGCGGGCCGGTAGACGAAGAAGCATTCCGAGCACTGGCGCACCGGCACCTCGGTCGGTGCGGTGCGGCGCTTCTTCTCTCGGTCGTCCAGGCTCCACTCTCGCGCATCGTCGGGAAGGCCATGGGTCAGCGAATTGCCGGCGTGATCGAGGATGATCGCCTCGGCCTTCCCGTCCATCGGCCGCAGCGCGCGACCAACTTGCTGCAGATACAGGCTGAGCGACTTCGTCGGCCGCAGCAGTATCGCCGCTTCGATCGCGGGCACATCGAAGCCCTCACCGAACAAGTCGGCATTCGAGAGGATCAGCGTCTCGCCGCGACGGAAGCGATCGACCGCCGCGTCGCGCTCCTCGTTCGCCATTCCGCCATCGACGTGCTCGGCGGCGATTCCGGCTGCACGGAACTGCGCCACGATGTTGCGCGAGTTTTCGACGCCGGCCGCGAACACGACGGCGCGCTTGCCGGGGCAGAGCGCACGATAATGGCCGATCGCGTCACCGACGATCGTGGGTTTGTCCATGGCCTTCGCGAGCGCGCCGCGTTGGTAATCGCCAGCCGATGTTCGAACACCCGAGAGGTCGGGATTGGACGGCGCGAACAATCGGAACTCGCACAGGCTTCCCTCGGCGATCAACTCGCGCGTCGTTGGGCCCTCGACCATGTGCTCGAACCAGCGCCCGAGGCCTTGACCGTCGAGCCGCCACGGCGTTGCAGTCAGCCCGAGGATGCGCGCGTCAGGGAATGCGTGGAACAGCTGATCCCAGCTCTTCGCCCCGATGTGATGCGCCTCGTCGAACACGATCAGCTTGGGGGGCGGTAGATCGGAGATTCGCCGGGCAATCGTCTGAATGCTCGCGACCTGGACCAGCGCGTGAGGGTTCGAGACGTGGCCCGACTGGATCGTGCCATGGGGGATGCCGAGGCCGTAGAAGGTTTGGCTTGCCTGGGAGGCGAGTTCGCGGCGGTGGGTTAGCCACCAGACGGAGTTGCGCTTTTCAGCCGCACCATGAACGACTGTCGATGCCGTGATCGTCTTGCCGCCACCGGTGGGGAGTTGGAACAGAACGGACCGAGCGCCGCGGGCATAGGCTGCGCGCGCCTCGTCGATCGCTGCCTGCTGATAAGGACGCAGCGTGATCTGCATTGTCACGCTCCCCCGCGCGGAGCAGGTGCGCGCTTCAGAAGCTCGGCGATCTTCGCCGCATATGCCGGATCGGCCGCTTGGAGTGAGGCTGCGCGTTCGCGACCGATCCGGACCGTCGAATGGTCGCGACCGAGGACGCGCCCAATCTGACCGGACGTCCAGCCATGCTGATATGCGGCATAGTAGACGGCCTGTCTGGGGCGCGCGTGGCGGCGGGTTCGCGATGCCGAGGCAATTTCGCAGACCGGTACATCGAACACTTGGGACGCCGCCTCGATGAGCTCCCGAACGCGAGGGCGGGCCAGTATGGGCTCCGGCGCAGGTCGCGGGTCGGCTGTCGTGAGGCCATCGCCCAATATCGTCACGATGCGACGGTTGCCGGCGCGCTCGATCGAAATGCGGTGCAGCTCGCGCAGCCGGTCGAAGGCATCGCGCACGCATTCCATGCCGACGCCGAAGTGCGCTGCGATCTGCCGATTGGTCGGGCAGACCTCGCCGTCGCGCGCCAGTTCGCGCAGGTAGGGCAGGAGACGGTGGCGGAAGGCTTTCATGGTCACGATCCAATTCGGGATTTCTGTGGCGGGGGAGGATTCACGCCGGCGGCTCAGGTCGAAGGAGCGGCGACCACCGCCCGGACGGCGCGACAGGCATGAACGACCCATCCTCCCTCTCTCGCGGCCGCCACGTCCCGCGCCGGGATCACTGTGCGGCGGCCTTGGCCTTGCGGCGCTTCTGCGCAGCGGCCTGCGAAGCGCGGAGGCGCTGCTGCTGGGCGGCGATGGCCTTGTCGGCGAGGGGCTGGAGCTTGGCGATCTTGTCGCGCAGCGTGTTCCGCTCGTTGGTCAGCTCGGCGTTCCTGACGCTGAGCTCGCTGAGGCGATTGCCGTCACTTGCCGCCTGGTTCTCGAGGCGGTCGATCTGTGAAGCCCGCCGGTCGGCGAGCTGCAACGCCTGTCGCATGCAGCGCTTCGATTGCCGGTGGCGGCTGCGCTCGCGAAGCCAGAGGATGGTGGTGGCAAGTGCCACACTGCTCGACAGAATGATGATGAGCGCGGCGATGATGTGCGTATTCATGGTCAGTTCCTCTCGGCTTTCGTGGGGGAAGGGCGGTGAATCGGAAGCGTCACCACGCCGCGCATCGCGTCGAGGCGATGAAGCCAGCCGCCGATGATGCCGTGCACCCGGCGCAGACGGGGCTCGTCCTTCTGGCGAAGTTCGTGATCGGTGGTTTTCGACCCGCCGTGACTGGTCGGGCACTCGTGCTCGGCGACCTCCTGCGCGACAGAGATCATGTCGAGCGTCAGCGGATCGGTGGTGCAGACCGCGGCCTCGTCGACGTTCTTCACGCCGAACGCAGCATCCAGTTCGTCATGGGCCGAGGCGTCGTAAGCCAGCAGGTTCCAGATCTTGTCGGCGCTCGGGAGGGACTGGCCGCTCTTGAGGTTCCGCAGGTGACGCTCGGACACGCCAAGCCAGAGCGCGACCTGGTCGTCGCCATGCGCGCGGCAAAGGCGCGCGAGGGCCACGAGCCAGTTGGCGCGGAACTGCGTTTCCGACAGCGGAGTGCGGTTCGGAACGACAGGGCTATCGGTCACGGGCGATACTCCGATCATGCAAGGAGGAAGGACCAGCCGCATCGCTCAGCTCGATCAGAGGCGCGACGCCGTGGAAAACGAGATCGCTGTGGGCGCAGGTGTTCTGTCCGCAGGCGGCGCAGCGCGGACCCTCGGGATCGAGCGCGTTGCGCCAGGAGCCGGGCGGGGACGTGTCGATGGTGACGGTGGACATTCAGGTGCGCTCCCGGATTTCGATGTCGATTGCTCGCGCGTCCGGCAGTTGGATGCGCATCGTGTTGCTGACGATCATTCCTTCGCCGACGAACTGGCGGCGGGATCGGACGTCATGGATTGCGGTGATGACCCGCGAGCCGAAGGTGTGCTCAAGCGTCGGCTTGGGACGACGAATGCCGCGGCCGATGGCGAGGCCGAAGAGGAACGGCACCGCAAGAACCATGCAGGCGTAGATGGCGGTTGCGACGTCCTCCACGGCTCACGCCCTCCCGTCGTTCGCGGGACGCGCGAGGCGCGACCACTGGAAGAAGTAGCGGCGGCCGGCGAGGATGAGGGTCGCGCGGATCATGAGCGCAGCCCTCCACGGGCGGAGAATATTGACTCCCCGCCCGCTTCGGCCACTGTTGCACTGTCAGGAGCAACAGAGAGGATCGGCCAGCCATGGAGATCGGCGTCACAGGTCACGTGCCCACAACCGGCGATTGCGGTCACAAATTCGAGGTACCGATCGCTCGGATTGAAGATGAATTCGAGTGCCCCACCTGCGGGGCGAAGGACCGCTTCAGCGAAGAACAGGTCGCTTCGATCAAGTATCAGGTCAGGCAGGCAGCCGGGAAATTCGGGGCCGAAAAATACGCCGAAGCCATCCGGGATGGCCTCAAGCGCGGCACCCGTGGAAACAAGCACGTCCGCTACCGAGCCAAGTGAGGCAATTGCAGCGCTCAGCGATGCGCTGTCCGCCGAGAGGATGAGATGAACGGGGCCCGTCTGCGCGCTCATGCCGCTTCATCCTGGTGGTGGCGAAAGGGTCGGCTTGCTATCGAACCACCGGAAGGGGATTCGGAATGGCGACACCCGAAGACTTTGCGACCACAGATCAGATTTTCGGCAGTCTCGCCGCGCAGAATGTCGCGACCGCGCACCTTTGGGCGTTCGCCGTCATTCAGGCCGGTTACTCGGATGCGCAGGCCCGAGAACTGTTCGATGCGATCTTGCGTCAAACCGAGAAGGCCGACGCCATGCCCAATACGATCGGGGCAGACCGCGTGTATGCGATCAAGCAGCATTGTCAGATTTTCCTTGAGAAGATTTTTGACGACGCGATGGCGCATCTACGGACGAACCGTCGCTAAGCAGGACGTGGCCCGCCGACTCCGGGATGAAGAGAGTTGGGGCAGCCGTGCCCACAACGTAGCGCGAGCCGCTCATGCCGCCTGCTCCCGCTGGTCGGGGGAGTAGGTCGCCATGAAATCGCGAACTTTTTCCTCCGTCTCTGGCCAAACGCGGCGGCCACCCTCAATCTGGAAGACAAATGCCTTGTCGTTCAGGGCGAGCTGGCCGAATGCACTCCGCGAAAGCTTGTGGCGCTTCCTGAAGGCGTCGATGTCGTGAAGCAGCGTGGACATGGTTCGTGAGAGTAGGTTGGATTAATCCAACCGTCAAGACGGATTTGTCCTGCCTACCCGGAGCGTGGTCTGGCGGGCTAAATGCGCGCATGGAAAAGGACATCGACATCGCGAGCATCCGTGAGGCGCTGCGAGCGGTGATGACCCAGAAGAATATCGCTCCCACGACGCTCTCGCAGCGAGTCGGCACGAATAAATCCTTGGTGAAGGATCTACTCGAAAAGACCGATGACGTTCGACTGAGCACGCTGGTCAAGCTGGCTGGCGCGCTGGACGTCTCCGTTGATCGCCTACTTGCTCGGCCGCGCGTCCCTGTCGTCGGTTATATCGGTGCCGGCGGAACGGTAGTTTTTGAAGACATCGGCGAAGTGCTGGAGCCCGACCACACGGTTCCTGCCGCCCCGGGCGTTTCGGGAAAATTGGTCGCACTGCTAGTCCGCGGCGACTCAATGTTGCCGAAGTATAAGGATGGCGACATCATTTACATTCAGCGTCAGCATGAAGGCGTTCTACCAGATTATATAGGCGAAGATTGCGCGATCAGATTGGAGACTGGCGAGACCTATCTGAAGCAACTCGCGAAAGGATCGGGCGACGGGCTGTTCACCCTTCGCTCTCTAAACGCTGCGGATATCGAAGACGTGGAAGTCGCCTGGGCGACGCCTGTCATGTTCGTGCTGCCGGCGCGAGCGAGGGCAATAATCGACGTTCAATAGGAGGGGATATGTTTCGCAAAGCTCTGGCCGCCATTGCAACTGCGGCGATCGCCGGGTGTGCCACGGCGGGCGATCTGGATCAGCGCGAAGCACAGATTTCCTATGAAACGAGCAAGTCGCCGGGTGAGCTGGAGGAGTGTATCGCGCTGGCACTGGCGAACGCCGGCACGCCCTCGACGATCCGAACCGAGAATCGCCGCATTATGGTATGGGAAGAGGGTGGGTTCACCATGTGGACCATTACGATCCATGAGGCCGACCCGACGCGTGCAGAGATGCGCTGGGGTGGGCCCATCTTGTCAGGCAAGTGGCGCAATCGCTTCCGCAACTGCGCGTGAGTAAGCGATACCCTACGCCAGATGAGAAGCGTCAGCACTGCAGTCGCCGAATTGAGCAGGCGCGCGATGCAGGCATTGAGCTATTCCGATTTCGCGCCTCCAATATGGCCGCCGGGCCTTGTCCTAGAGCGGCGGAAATGAACGAGGCCCGCATTCCAATCGACCAGATCGAGCCGGTGCCATTCTTCGAGTGCCCTCATCCCGACCAGTGCGCCTGCATGTATCAGGCCTGGCTGGCGATTGCCGACGAGTAGGCGCGCATTTTCGGTAAGGTTGGAGCAATCCAACTTTTCTGTTGACAGGTTGGATTAGTCCAACCATAAGTATCTCCAACACCGGGTGATCGCCTTCGGGCCGAAGACCCCGGTTCCAAGTTGGAGATCGAACCGTGGCACTCTCTTCTGCCGTCGCTACCGCCCCCCACCGTCCGCGCGCCGTCCCCCCAGCGCGCTCCGCCGGCGCAACCTCCACGTCCGCTGAGGTAGCGGGCGGGCGTGGACAGGCCTTCACGGAGGTCACCACTGCCGAGCTGGCCGATCTGATCCGGCCCTTCGTCGGTGCGAAGCTGCATCCCCCACGCGATGCAAACGGCTATGCGCTGCCGCGTCGGACGTGCCTCGACATCCAGCACGTCAGCTATCGCGGCGATGCCGATTTGCGCTCGCTGACCGAAGAGGGTGTCGAAGACTTCTTCTACAAGGGCTGCGAACTGATCCCGTGGTCCGCGATCCGCAGCATCACGATCTTGACGCTCGACGAAAACCGCGATCCCATCTCGAAGAAGACGTTCGTCCACGTCGCGGAGACGCGGAGGGCTGCAGCATGAGCCAGCCCGAACGCCTTCACCGCCTCTCGCTGGCCCCGGCCGTCGCATACGGAGCCAGGACGACCACGTTTCGGGCATGGCGCGTCCCGCACGGCTCGCTGCACCCTGCAATCCCGCTCGACATCGGCACCCCCGCCGATCTGACCGACGCGCTCGCCAATGCCCAGGACGCAACCGGCCTGCAGCACAAGGATGCGCTGCTGATCCACGCGCGCGATGAAGCGCGCCGGGCCGGCGCCCTGCGCAGCTACGCGATCAAGCGCAAGTCGCAGGCAATCTGGCGCAAGTGCGAGGTCACCGGGGCGCCGAAGGCGGTTCGCCCGCTCTACGCCGACGAGCTGTTCGCGCTGCCGGTGTTCGATTTCGAGCCGGAGCGGCCGTTCGATGCGCTGCGGGATGATGCTGTGGGGGTGGATCGGTCGATTGTGGGCGTCGGATCGTGAGCCGGGCCGAAACCCTATTTGCGCGAGCAGAGGATCGGTGCCGCTTTGGGCGGTCCCGCAGCGATCACGAACTGCTCGATTTGGCAGTCGCGTCCTGTGGTGATTGCGGGCGGATTGGCGCGACCGATCCAAACACCGACCTCTGCGGTCCGTGTGCGGCCGCCGTACGCGCCCGCGCTGCATCGCTGACGGGAGAGGGGTGATGGCGACGACAGAACCCCACAAGTGCTTCACGGTCAGCGCGACCGCCTACCTACGCAACCTCTCGCGCGAGGACATGCGTAACGCGGTCGCTGTGCATTATCAGCGGGCACCGAAGCAGGTCGAAGGCGGAACGAGTATCGGCCTTTGCTTCCCGCTGCTTATCATCGCGGGATACGTCGAAAATCCCGAGGCTGTGGCCGAGAAGGTCGCTGCGATCCTCAACGAGCATTGGGACGATTCCCAATGACCCGCCACCACACCCTCGGAGCCGCCCTCGGACTCGCTCTCGGCCTGCTCGTCGCGTTCATGGCGAACGGCCTCACTGCCGGTGCCGCTGCCGTGGCGACTGGCGAGGTGGTGCTGAAATGAGCCGCGCGCCCGTCACCTATGCTGATGCTGCGCGAACCATGCGCCGCGTGTTCGCCGGCACGGACATCACCAAGCCGGAGGCGGGCTTCTACCGCTTCCGCATGCGTTCGGGCGGCGTCCGCGGTGTCGTGCGCATCTGGTTCGGGCCGCCGCACGATCCGGTCACCGGCGAGGAGCTTGACCGCTCCTGGCGCTGGCAGGCCGAGTACAATGGCGAGTCCGTCGATCTCGATCGCGTCTGGCCGGACTGTGCCGGCGAGCCCGTGACCGAGCAGGACTATCGCCGCGCCATCGCCCGACAGGAGTGGGCCAGACAGCACGCCCCCGATTCCGCTTACGCCGACCACCGCAAGCGCCGCGATCCGCTCGATCCCGGCGAGCCGCTTCCGTTCTGAAAGGAGCCTCTGACATGGCCACGACACCCATCTTCGACGACGCGCCCGAATGGCCGGACGATGCCGCGCCTGCCGCGGCCCACATCGGCCACAACAAGCCGCCTCTCGAAGAGATCATTCCCGAGGAGTTTCGCGCCGAGCTGCTGCGCGAGCGGCCGCAGTTCCTTGAACGGCTGGACGAGCTGGTCGGCGCCGCGGATCGCGCCTGCGCCGAAGACGAAGAGACGCTCGGCAAGTGCGGCGACCTGGTGAAAGCGTACCGCGCCTGCCTTTCGCACATCGACGCGACGCACAAGGTCGTGAAGCAGCCCTACCTCGATGGCAGCCGCCTCGTCGACGCCGAGAAGAAGGCCCTGAAAGAGCGGGTCGACGCGGCGAAGAAGAAGGTGGAATCGATCGGGGACGCCTTCGTTGCCAAGCGCGAAGCCGCGCTGCGGGCCGAGCGTGAGCGGGTCGCTGCCGAGGAGCGAGCGGCGGCGGAGCGCGCCGCAGAAGCGGAGCGGAAGCGCCAGCAGGCGGAGGCTGATGCCCGCGCCGCCGCTCAGAACGCCGCGAACGAAGAGGAGCGTCGGGCTGCAGAAGAGCGCGCCGCTGCCGCTACGGCCGAAGCCGAAGAGGCCATGTCCAAGGCTTCGCTCGCGCCCTCGGCAAGTGCCGCGCCCGAGCCTGTCCGCTCCGATGCTGGCGCGACCATCTCGGGCAAGCGCGAATGGAAGAGCGAGGTCCAGGACTACGAGGTCGCGTTCATGGCTGTGTCGGACGACGACAAGGTTCGCGAGGCGATCGACAAGGCCATCGCTCGCCGCGTCCGCGCCGGCTCTCGCACGATCGAAGGCGTCCGCATCTGGCCGGTCGCCAAGGCCAACTACCGCTGACGCGCGAACGAAAGGACCGATCCGATGCAGTACGTCGCATGCAAATTCCGCTCCGAGGACAAGCGCACCTACACCTACGAATGGGACGGTGAGCCGCTGACCAAGGGCGACATCGTCAAGGTGCCCGATAAGTCGGGCGATGGCTGGCAGCGCGTCACGGTCGACGCGATCAGCGATGACGCCCCGGCGCTCGCCTGCAAGCCGATCCTCGGCCTCTACAACCCCGACACCGAGCCGGACGCCGATGCCCCTGACGACGGCGACGACGAGACCTCGCTGCTCGACGGCGATCCGCTGCCCTCCTGACCCACACTCCCGGAGAACAACCACCATGAATGCACAGTCCACCGCCATCGCCGAACAGCGCGAGCAACCGCCGCTGGTCGTACTCAAGAGCCAGCTCGAAGAGCGCGCGGAATCGTTCCGCATGGCGCTTCCCTCGCACATCAAGCCGGAGGATCTGCAGCGCACCGTGCTGATGGCGGCACAGCAGAACCCGACCATCCTGCAGGCGGATCGCCGCAGCCTCATCCTGTCGTGCATGAAGGCCGCGCAGGATGGACTTCTGCCCGACGGTCGCGAGGCTGCGCTCGTGCCGTTCAACACCCGCGAGAAGGACGGGCAGGGCAAGTGGGTGACCGTCAAGCAGGTCCAGTACATGCCGATGGTCTACGGCCTGCGGAAGAAGATCATGCAGTCCGACGAGATCAGCGTGATGCAGGTCGGCGTGGTCTACAGGGCCGAGTACGAGAGCGGCCGGTTCCTGTTCGAGCTCGGCATGGAGCCGCCGATCCGCTACCGGCCCGACCTCTCGCTATCGGTCGAGGAAACCGAGGACGGCGAGATTGTCGCCGCGTTCTCGCTGGTGAAGTTCAAGGACGGCTCCTGGTCGGCCGAAGTCATGCGCCGCGCCGAGATCAACAAGATCAGGCAGCTTAGCCAGACCGGCGCCGTCGGGCAGGTCGTGAAGTTCGGCGCGAACAAGGGCAAGCCGATCGAGCCGAAGGGTCCTTGGGTCGACCACTTCGCGGAAATGGCGAAGAAGACCGTCATGCGCCGGCACTCGAAAGTGCTGCCGATGAGCGGCGACATCTTCCGCGATGTCGAAGGCGAGGAGATCGATCGCGCCGCTCGCTCCGCCGTCGCGGCGCTCGACTCGGTCGAGCCGGATGAACCGGTCGCGCTGCCGTCGGGAGAGGAGTTGGACGAGCAGGATAGCGGCGAGGCGGTCGACGCCGAAACCGGCGAGATCAAGACCGACCCGAACACCGGCCTGACGGAGGTCGACGAGGAAACCGCGCGGAAGCTCGACGCTGGCGAAGAGAGCGGCGGCGACGACGACGAGGGCGAGGAGGCCGACGAGCCCGAAGAAAGCCCCTCGGAGGCCAAGCTCCGCGAAATCCGCGGCGGCATCAACGCGGCGAAGAACCTCGCCTATCTCAAGAAGATCGACGAGAGCTGGATCAACGCCCGCGCCGCGTATGACGATGATGTCGCGAAGGAGGTCGACGGGCTCATCACGGCGAAGCGCAAGGCGCTTTCGGCGGATGGGGATGGGCAGGACAAGTGAAGCTCTCGGCGCCCCTCCGCGTCCTGATCGCCTGCGAGTTTACGGGCACCGTTCGTCGTGCATTCGAACGCCTCGGTCACGATGCTTGGTCCTGCGACCTGCGCACGGCCGAGGATGGCAGCAATCGCCATGTCGTTGGCGACGCGCGGGAAGTCGTGCTCTGGGGCTGGGACTTGCTCATCCTTGCGCATCCGCCTTGCACGCGGCTCTGCAACAGCGGTGTGCGGTGGCTTTCGGTGCCGCCGCCGGGCCGCACGCGTGACGAACTGTGGCGCGAGCTGGACGAGGGCGCTGACCTGTTCTCCGCGATGTGGAACGCGCCGGTCGATCGCGTCGCCGTCGAGAACCCCGTCATGCATCGCCATGCGAAGGCCCGCATCGCCAACTATCGCGAGTCCGCGCAGTCCGTGCAGCCGTGGCAGTTCGGCGATTGGGAGACGAAGCGGACCTGCCTCTGGCTGCGCGGGCTCGATCCGCTCGTGCCGACTTACCGAACGATGGATGATGCGCGCAGGGAGCTGGACTTGCCGGCCGATGCCAAGCCGTCTGCGCGCGTTCATCGAATGCCGCCGGGTGAGGCGCGCGAGCGGGAGCGCAGTCGGTTCTTCCCTGGCATCGCCGCTGCGATGGCGGAGCAGTGGGGCGGCGCGGCCCAGCAGGACGAAAGGGCGGCGACATGAGCGGCTCCGGCCTTATCCGCGCGGCGCTCGATCTGCCACGCAGCGCCACGAGCGAGCGTGCCGATACGCTGGCCTGGCTCGATGCCAAGATTGCCGCATGCCGCCGCGCTGGCGAGCCCGCCGAGGACAGTCTGCGCCGGTTCGCTGTCGCTCGCGACGAGATCGCGGCGGGACTGCATGAGAGAGATGACTACGGGCCTTTGCACGAAGCTCCCCGGGAGCGCGCCCAGAATGCCCCTAACCGGGCGGGAGGTGTGGCGTGAGAGCCATTTCCATCCGCGCGCCTTGGTGGTGGGCAATCCTGTACGCGGGCAAAGACATCGAAAATCGCGACTGGCCGACCAAGTTTCGCGGGCGTGTCTATATCCACGCGAGCAAGTGGTGGAACCTTGGCGAGGTGACCGACGACACTGCTTTCGTGCGGCACACCTACCGCTCTGGGGGTGGCGAGCCTTGCGACACCGGATTGACCTATCGCGACATGCGCGACCTAGGCGGCCATTTGGTCGGCACGGTCGAGGTTGTCGATTGCGTCAGCCAATCCGACAGCCCGTGGTTTTTCGGCAGGTACGGCTTTGTCCTGCGCGATCCCCAGCCCCTTGCGAAGCCCATCCCGTGCAAGGGCGCGCTTGGCTTCTTCGATCCGCAAGCGTCCACCACCAGTCAGGGGAACCGTCATGACTAGCCCGTTCAAGTTCCTGGCGATCGATCTGTCCGTGTCCGATGCGGCAGACTTCGAGCGGCTGAAGCAACAAGCCATCGACTTACTTGCTGCCGAGGCGGCTCCCAACGATGCAAAGCTCATCGAAGGGCTGGACCCCATTGCGGCGATCAAGAAGCTTCGGGCCGTTAACGGCTACTCCCTTCGCGAGGCCAAGGCCGCATACGACCGCATGGTGGGGAACCGTCATGGCGAGTGAGAACAACCCGCCCGCGTTCCCGCGTCCCGGCTTCGAACAGCCGGCCGGTATGCAAGACGGCATGACCCTGCGCGATTACTTCGCGGGACAGGCAATGTTCGTCTGCTTCGCCGACAGCTACGACAACGATTGGGGCAGGCGCGGCAAAGACCACGCAAAAGCAGCTGCTCGCCGGGCCTACGCTTGGGCTGACGCCATGCTCGCCGAACGCGAGGACAACTAACATGGCACAAGAACAGGTAACGCAGGAAGGCCTCGACGCCCTGGCGGAATATGCGGAGTATCGCATCCGCTCGAACAAACGACAGGGCTTCTCGCACGTTCGCCTGACAATCGAAGCAGCCGAGGCCCTCCGCGGAACTGCCCACCGCCTCGCATCCACCACAGCACAGGCAGAGGCAGCCGAGAAAATGGCTGAGGCGCTGAGGGAGGCGTCCGACCAGCTTTGGCTTTTGGCCAAGGACAAGGACGACAACCCCTGGGTTAAGCAGTGCCGCGAAGCCCTTTCCACATGGGAAAGCTGCAAGCAATGACTGCGCGATCAAAGAAGCATCCGGTGCCGGGCAAGGTTCTCCATTTGCCGAGCGCCGAAGACACGCAACTCCAGCGCACCCGCGCCCTGGCCGATGCGTTCGCGCAGCTCGACGCGGCCGAACAAGCCTATCGCCAAGCCCAGGCTGCGGTGTCGGCAGCGTTCGGACCGTGGTCGGCCGGGCGCCGCATCAGTCGTGACGAGGCGAGGGCGCAGTTGATTTCGACCGGGCATCTGCCGCGGAGGAGGATTTCGGAATGAGTAAGGGCGAAGTCACGCTCCGCACCGTTTCGGGCCTCCCGCCGCGCGGGCATTGCCGCGAGGGCCATCCGATCGTGGCACACACGATGCTCGGCAGCTTGCGCGGCTTGAACCGGGTGAGCCTCACGCGGGACCAATCAGAAATGCTGGAGCGGCAGGCGTTGGAGATTTTCACGATCCAGGCGAATGCGGGGCTTCCGTTTGCGAAGTGCCTCGCTGGGATCCTGCTGAGCGGGATCGATTGGGGGAGGGCGGCGCGATGAGCGATAAGGGCATCATCTTCGCAGCCCCGATGGTTCGCGCGCTGCTCGACGGGCGGAAGACGCAGACGCGGCGGCTGATCAAGCCGGCGCCATTCATCGACAACATGGGCAACTTCTGTGCGCCAGATCGCAAGGGCAAGATCTGGAACTGGGGGCAGAACATCGATGGCCGCCCCTGCACGCGGAACTTCGTCAAGAAGATGCCCTACGCCCCCGGCGACCGGCTCTACGTGCGCGAGGCTTTCGCAGTCAGCGGCATAGGCTGGGGAAAGAAGCCAAGCCAAGCGAGGGGCGGAAGGGTTCACTACCGGGCCGACCCGGACCATGGATGGCAACCGTATTGGGGACCGTGGAATCCATCCATCCACATGCCCCGCTGGGCCTCGCGCCTGACGCTGCTTGTGACCGACGTCCGGGTGCAGCGAGTGGCGGAGATCAGCGAAGAGGATGCGATCGCGGAGGGCGCCGAGTACAGCTTCATCCGCGGGGCGGCGATCAGCCAGCGGCGCATGTTCGAGCTCCTTTGGAACAGGCTCCACGACAGACCCGGTCAGCGTTGGGAGGACAACCCGTGGGTCGTCGCGGTCAGCTTCGACGTGAAGCACGGGAATATCGACAGGATCAACCGATGACAGCCCCCGCGCGCATCACGCAGGACGACATGAACCGGGCGACCAAGGCGGTTGCGAGGGCCGGGTTCCACTGCGCGCGGATCGTCATGCGCTTGGAAAAAGCAGAGATCGAAGTCATCATCGGCGAATCGCCGCCCCCGCCAGCGGCGGAGGAGGAATGGACGGATGACGACTGACCTGCCGCGCAACGTTCGACCGGAACGCGACCGGCATGGCAAGATCCGATATCGCTTCCGCAAGGCCGGTTACCGCAGCGCAATGGTGCCCGGGCCGCCCGGTTCGCCCGAGATGCTCGAAGCGGTCGCGGCGATCTTGCGCGATGGCAGAATACCGAAGGGCGGAGCCAAGAGCCCGAAGCCCGTCGATCCGCGGTCGCTCGACGATCTCTTCCGGCGCTACAAGGCCTCGGCGCACTGGACCAAGAATAGTCCGCGATATCAGCATGTCGCTGGCCAGGTCATTGATCGCTTTCTCAACCGGGAGGACAAGAAGGGGCGGCGCTATGGCCGCCGTCCAGTCGACAAGGTGACGGTCGGATGGCTCGACGCGAAGCTTGCGGAGATGGCCGACAGACCGGGGGCAGCGAACGACCTGCGTAAGAAGCTCAAGGGCCTGATGAACCACGCCATTCGCCTCGGGTGGCGGAACAGCAATCCGGTCGAACTGACCGCCAAATACAAGGACGGCGCCGGGTTCCACGATTGGACCGACGAGGAGATCGAGCAGTTCCGGGCAACGCATCCTCTCGGCACTATGGCCCGCCTGACGCTGGAGCTGACGCTCAACACCGCGGGGCGACGCTGCAACGTAAACAAGATCGAGCGCGACCATATCCGCAGCGGGCGGATCTACGTCGCGCACGCGAAGGGCAGCCATGAGACGAGCGTCCCGATGCTCTCGACCACGCGAGCAGCGATCGACGCGCTTCCCGCCGCTCCGATCCGCTTCCTCATCACCACCGTTTACGGCAAACCCTTCACCGATGCAGGGCTGGGCAATCGCGTGCGCAAGTGGTGCGATGAAGCCGGGCTACCGCAGTGCTCGCTTCATGGGCTGCGCAAGTCCGTATCGCGGCAGATGGTCGAGCGCGGCGCCACCGACGCCGAGGGCCAGGCAGTGACCGGCCACAGGAAGTCTGACACCTTCGTGCACTATCGCGCCAAGGCCAACCGTGCCCGCCTCGCGGACAGCGCGCTTGCGCGATTAGAGTCGCAATTTGCCGAACCTAGTGCGCCGGAAAATTGCCGAACCTCGGCAAGCGACTGGAAAGACACCGAAAAATAGATGGGGTGGTGCCCAGGGACGGAATCGAACCGCCGACACTGCGATTTTCAGTCGCATGCTCTACCAACTGAGCTACCTGGGCGCACTCTGCGAACGACCCTTCGGAAAAGGCCGGCGAGCGGTTGGAAGCGGCCCTATGGCGAAGGCTGCCGGGCTTGGCAAGGGGGGAATCAGTCCTCGCGCGCGATCTCGTCCGGGGACGCGGGGCGGCCGGGCACGGCATAGCCGTCGTTGAACCACTGGGCGAGGTCGCGGTCGCGGCAGCGGGCGGAGCAGAAGGGGGCGAATTCCTCGCGCCGCGGCTTCTTGCAGATCGGGCAGGGGCGGGGGCTGGTCATGCCGCCACCGCCTGCGCGAAACCGGCCTCCGGGGCAAGGGCGGCGTCGGATTCGATCCGCACCGCGCGGCCCGTGCGGCGGGTCAGCTCCTCCAGCCAGGGCGGGGCAAGCTGCGCGGCCACCGCCGGGTGGCAGGCGAGCAGCAGCGCGCCCGGCTCCGCCACCCGTTCCGCCCGGCGAAGCAGGCGCCGCGCGGCGAGGGCGGCGGGCGCGACATGCGCGAGGTGGAGGAGCGAGGGCCGTTCGAGCCGCGCGACGATCTGGACGAGGCCGAAGCCGTTCATCGCCGTGCGCTCGTGCGGCCAGCCTTCCAGCGCCGCGCCCAGCGCCGCGTCGACCGCGCGGCGTTCTTCCCGCGCGGAGAGGGTGGGGAAATCGATCGCGATGGTCCCGCCCAGCCCGAAACGGCGCAGCGCGGCGGCGATCGGGGCGCAGGCCGCGAACGCCAGTTCGCGCGGGGGCAAGGCCCCGTCGATGTCGATCACGGTCATGCCCGGCGTCGGGGCGAGGAGCAGGGTGCCGCCGGCGAACTCGATCCGCGCGTCGAACGCCTCGCCGACCAGCTCGTCCCAGTCGCAGGGGGGGAAGGCGTGGACCACGCGCACCGCGCGGCCGGCGGCGGAAAGGCGCTCGGTCAGCGTGGGCGCGGCCGGTTCCGCGGCGCTCGGCCGGG